GTGGCACAACCCTAGAAAAAACGCCCCTATGGCTTTCTGTGGCTCTCTGGCGTGTGCTGTTGAACCGTGATGTCTTAGCCTTATGACATGGACTGCACAAAGGTTGCACGTTGTCGATGGTGTTACTGCCCCCAGCTGCTAACTCAATGATGTGATCCACCTCGGTTGCCCTGTCGCCACACATTAGACACGACTTACCCCACACCCTGAAACACGCAGCTCTTAGGTTGCGCCATTGTGTTGTTGTGCCTTGGCTATGCGCTCTGCTCATGCCCACTCACTATGTTGTACGCATCCAATAGTCCTCGCTCGTACTTGTAGTTGGCTGGATGTATGTCAAGTATGTAATCAGTTAACTTGTCTAGCCTTGCTTTGTATGTTGCTTCAATGATGCTCGCTAATTCTTTTGAGTCTTTGACCTGCTCTTGCAATGCTGTGTGATCTTTCCTTAAATACTCAACCATTGCCACATACTCCAAGAGTTCATCGTGCTTTACCTGCACCCATCTCGTCATAATTTAGATCGTAACCTATACTTGCCACCCGAGCCGATAGGTGAGCAGGGAATGGCATTGGATCAAGCCACTCGCCACCGTCACCGCGTAGGTTTGGTTGGTCATGGGTGCTTACGCACAATCGCGCCGTGTGCCTTAGTGCCGGGTAGTTCGATGCCAGGCGATTCGTGTTGACATCAGCTGCTAAGGCTCGCATTTCTGCTATTTCATGGGCTTATCAATCCATGCCGAGATACGCCATCTGACGGCGGTTCACCCGAGGATTAGTCGGGCATTAGTTATACTCTTAACTAGAGTGTTGAGGCTCACGATGTTAGCATCGTTATGAACGGCACGCGGTTCTTTCTTGGGATCCGCGTGTCGTTTGTTTTTAAATCAAATTGCTTGGGCCTAATTTTTCTAGGTACTTATCCCAATTACCGCAACAATGCGTGACCCACAATCTTTCGTTACTGTCTGGATCCACGCCGAAATCAACTGGCTCAAGTATTTTGGCGCATTGGGGACATGATGCTGGCAGGTTTTGAGCTGCTAAATAGTGGCCGTGTATCTTTCGTTCAATGCTTGCCCATACCTCGTCACTCATGCTCTAGTTTCCATATCCGTTGTTCGATTATTTCCAAGTCTTTGGCGATAATTCTTAAAGCCTCAACAATGTCCCTAAGAATGTCTGCCATTGGTTCTCTGTTATCCACGATTTTGCCATTTCTCACAAAAGCCACACGGCTTGCCTATGTAATACCAAGCGCCACAAGTGCAGCGCATTACATCACTATCAGTTTCCATCAAATAACCTCACTTGCTCCTGTACGTGTCCACCGCGCCACACTGCCAACATTCTGCGATGGCTTGACTTTCGGTCTGCCGGGCGTTCACCACATCGCCAGATCATGCCAGATCGAGCAACTGTGTTAAAGGCCGCCCCAATGACTTTGCCTGATCCCCCTGGTGCGCCAATCTCGTTTACTACGTCCTCGGCTGTAAAGGGTTTACCTGTTCGAGCCATCTGGCGTATGCAAATTACTGCCTCGTTGTGCCAGTTCAGCTGTGAGTCTTTGGCTAGGGTAATTCCCTCGGACTTGCCCATGATTCCCTGATGCCGACAAATAGCGCAATACTTAGGCGCTGTTGCCCCATGCTCGCAGATCATGACCGATCCCAAATTGCCTCGCAGCGCTGACCCTCTGCACCTATCTTGCAAACATAACCTGCGTATGGTGTGCCATCTTTCTTAAGGCCAGTCTTACGCCTCATGTCACCGTGAGCGCATTGTGGCACACTCAAATCGGGTTCATCCGTTAAGGCCCAAGGGTCAACCTCTTTTGGCTTTGCTGGCCCAGGTGCTTGCCGATCCTTAGCTGCTTGCACCTCTTGCTTTGATGCAATGCCCTTGGATAATCCAAGTCCCAAAGCCGCCAAGCAACGCCCCCAGGCTGATGTTTCTAGATTCTGGAGTTCACTGCCTCGGGTGTAAGGGGTTTTGCCCTCAATCAATTCAGCAGCTGTGCCGATGCCAGGGCGTTCGTCATTTGGTGTGCGGTAAGCGTAAGCGATGCCCCACATCATCAAAGGCGATCCCTCTAAGATTCCCTTAAACTCAAACTGCAACGAGCCATCAGGGTATTTGCCATAAAACTCTTTAATGCGTTCTTGGACTGTTGTATAAGCCTCTAAGTCAAAACCTGCCATTAGATTGCCCATCCATCTTTTGCCATTTGGCTCTCAATGTTTTCTGCGCTGTGCGCCCATCGCCAGTATCGGATTGATGCCTCTTTGCGCTTTTGTTCTTGATGGTTATTCTCTATTGCTACACCGACAAGAATGCCTACAATGAAAAATAATCCAAACCCTAATAATGCTAGTAGTCCCATGCCCTGTTTCTCTTTTCTATTTGTCGAGTTCGCTGGCTTTGTATCGTTTAACGCCGCCAATGCGCTTTGGCTTTAATGCCCCTGACTTTTCCCACCTAATGAGTGTGCGTTCGCTCACCCGTAGTTTGTCAGCTGCTTCTTTGGCTGTTAGATACTTTTCCATCTGCCCTCTTTCCTTAGTGACATAGTATGACAATGCCTGACATCTTGCCAGGCTTATTCCTCGGGCGTGTCGTCATCGCGCAATGGCAGTGATACCAAATAAACCACTACCCCCACGACAATCAGTAACCCTGTGACTTTTTTTGCTGATCCATCTAGGGTGAAATACGCAATGAGCAAGCCCACATAGGTGTAAGTATCAGCTGTAATTGCTGAAACGTACTTTTTGAGCCATTTCATTATTTTATTCTCCTCGTACTTGCTGCTATTTGACCGACTAAGACTGCACCCACAACAACGCTTTGTGATTCCTCACGCTGATCTGGGGTCATGTCCGAGCCAATATTCATGATTGCCTCAACCGATGTAGCCAATGCTTCAAAGCCCGGGATCGCCAGCAACTGTGTCGGTACTTCCAAAGTCACTGCCTCTGGATTTAGGCTTGGGATCGGGCTTGGCACAGGGCTTGGCTCGATCGGAGTTGGTGATGGTTCGGCGGTTGGTTCGGGTGTTGCTATCTCTGGCGTTCGCTGTTGTGTTGGTTCTGGTTCTGGTGTCGGTATTGGTGTGGGTTCTATCGGCAACACTGTTGGCTCTACTAGCACAGGGATGGGCGAGATAGATGTTGGAATTGGTTCGGGCTGTGGCTCTTGTGTGGGCATTGGTGTGGGTTCTAATGATGGCAAATCAGTTGGGCTGGGTGTAGGCGATGGCAAAGGCGTTGGCTCGATGGTTATCGTTTGGCTTGGTGATGGTGTTGGTGTTGGCACAATCCCTGAGTAATACCGCAAAGGGCTATCGACTGGCAATAAATCACCGATGTAAATTGTGTAAGGGCCAGCGAAACCACCCTCACAATAGTGCCGGGCGATGTCTCCCTTATCGGCAAAATACTGGTTCGAGTTATCCCAACCAACTGAACGAATCACCTGCTCGCCAGCTAAGTTTGCACAAGTAATTTCAGTAAACACGGTTTCGGCGTATGCGTTGGGCGTATGCACTAACATCGTGACCCCTACGATGAAAGCGACCAAAGCCACTCTCAAAGGTTTATTCATTAGACCAGTTTGGCCTTAATTTGCCTGCCGTCTAAAACGATTGGCGCAACTGAATCGTGCCAAATCCAAAATCCCACCGGCATTGATGGATCGCAATCAATCGTGTGTGACCAGTGCAGGTGATAGACCTTGCCGTCCCAGCCGCCGATGTTCTTATCGTCGTGACCAGTTTCATCGAGTTTGTCTGTGCCAGGGTAACGACCAAAACGGCCTCGCAGTACCGATCCGCCCTTGCTAAACTCCACGCGCAAAATAGTGATCCATTCCCACTGGCCAGCCTTGTCAACCTTGTAAGCAATGCCCTTTGGGTATTCAACCCAAGTCCAAACCTTTGGTGGGATTGTTTGCTTTGACTTGCCGCTATCAACTTTCCAGAGTTGGCTCATTTTTCTAGTTTCTTATCGGCATCGGTAAAGATGTCGTTGATCTCTGCATCATCAAGTGAGCCATCCTTTAGAAATGCCCTGGCTAATCCCTCGATTACTACGGCCACGCCACCTATGCCAGCAATGATGATCGCCTTGGCTGGTTCTACACCTGCCACAGCTGATGCGCCTACGACTGAAAGGCTACTGGCTGCAAATACTGCCACCATGCGTAGCAAAATGTTTTTAATTTTGTTCATGATTCAAGTATCGCTTTCGGATCTAAATCCTTTCCAGCCGACCAACGGATGTTGTCGCGCATTTCAAAATGCAAGTGTGGCCCTGACGAATTTCCAGTCGAACCAGATTCCCCAACAATTTCGCCAGCCTTAGCAACTGCCCCTGGCTTCATGCGTACTTTGTTTAAGTGTGCATAGATTACCCAACCACCATCAACCTTTTGCACAACTTGATTGCCATAAGACTTGCCCCAGTTGGCGTTTTCGATCTTGCCGTCAGCTACTGCTAATACTGGTGTGCCTGTTGGCACAGCAAAGTCAACACCTGTGTGGTAGCCCTTTGACCACATCTTGCCTGGCTTCTTGTAAGCGGTTGTGATCTTGCCGTTCTTAATTGGTAAGGCCATGAGTTGCCCTTTCGTGTCATGGCCCTGTGGTTAAGTTTTATTCGACTGGCAGCGGTGTGGCGTTTTCCAATTCCTCTTGGTAAACGGCATATTCCTCGTCAGTCATTTCGCGCACTAAATCGTCAATTTGAATAAGTGGTTTAGTCATTGTTTCCTACTTCTGGTAACCGTAAACGTAAATCGTTCCGCCTGTTAGCGTCCCGCTATTTGGGCTCAATGTGAATGCCGTAAAACTCGTACTATCTATCTGCACTCCGTTAAAAGTTCCATAACCATTTGTGTATTTAGGAAAGGCGGTTATATAAGTGTTTTGCGACAAAAAAGGTGCTAATAATTCAATAACAGCATTGTTACCATTCGCATTAGTACCACCGCAATAATTCCAACGCGTCGTATTGTTATCGCCTGTCGAAGTTAATGAACCACCAGTAGCGGTTGTATAAACAAAACCGCCGTAATGACCACTCGCTGCCGAGCCCATTTGTATTCTTAGGGATGTTTCGACACTTGCTACACCACCACTAATGATAATTTTATAATTTTCGTACGTCGTACTAAATGCACCTGTTACGGTTACACTTGATACTGCGCTACCGATAACTTGCGACTTAACAAGTTTCATGCCTGAACCCAGACCAAAAACTGTCGCGTCTATAGCATCGCCCAAGGCTTCAATAGCTGTTGCGCCATCTTTGACGTAATCGGTGCTGGTTGGTACTGGCCAGCCGTAGTTCGGGGTGGTTGTTGCCATGCTATAAATCCTGCCATTCTGTCGTAGTTGGAGTATACCCCGCCCAAGTTACGGTTGGCGCGATTTGCAGCCAAACTTGGTTCGGGTATGTCTCGGAAATTGCCGAGCAAATCAAAGTCATTGTTGCTGTGTAACGGTCTAAGTTCCACTTAATCCCCTCGACAAAGCCATCGAAAGTGCCACCAAATACTGCTGGCAAATTTTGCGTGTATACAGCTGATCCAACTTGCATCAAAATCAATGCATCACGAGTCGCATCGCTAACCGTTGGGCTATGCAATGGAACGGTAAGTTCCTCTGGGTATGTGCGTGGGTAGGCGCGACTTTCCAAGAATGCATCAGCCTGACTTTGGGCATCAGCTGCATTGTGCAAGGTAGTTGTGCGAGTTCCAGACAATTCGCCAAAGGATTGTTGGCTAGTGTAATCGGCAGCATATTTCTCGGCATTGTTTCCGTAGATCAAGGTCACGTCATTGACGATCTCTGACCACTGGGCGGCCTGTCGCAGTCCTACGGCGAGCAAGTCATCATCAGTAAGGGTAAGCGGTGTCTGTGTCGCTCTGGACGTGTAGGACTCGTAGTGGATTGAGCCGTCAGGGGCTTCATAAAGGAATCCTCGACCAGATTGGGCGGCTTCTTGGGCAAGCGATAAAGCATTAGCCACACCGCCTGTATAGGCTGCCAATTCGTAAGTGCCGGGCGTATCAATGTCGGCCACCAAATCATCAACCAAAGTCTGGTTGGTTCCACCCCAGTTGGCCCATGTGGCAAGGCTGCTCACAGCTGACCAAGTTAGTGTTGGCACGACCTCATCCCAATTCTCTAGGAATGCATCCGAGAGAATGTTCAGTACGCGTGTGCCGTCAAACTCTTTGGCGAATCCAAGGCCGCCTGTTGTGTAGCGATTGAGCAGAGCTAGTGGGCCAACGGCTGTGATGCTGTAAACGGCCACCGATCCCTCACTGCCATAGGCATCAAGGGTGATGTCAAGATCAGAGATTGTGCCTGTGTAAATAGTGCGGTAAGTGTTCGTTGAATCCTTGACTTGAATCTGGATACTGTCGGATAGATTTACGTTTAACGCGGTATCAGCATCAGTCCAAAGCCTTACATTGGCAATGCCGACTAGGGCTTGTTCGTAAATGTCGCGGCGGCCAAGGTTTATTGAAATGTTGCTGATTGTGTTGTCTGCATACTCATTGACCCCAGCAAAGATTACCTTTGGGTATGGCGTATAGACGGTCACAATGTTGCCCCGACCAAGTTAATTGGGCCAGTCCGCCTTGCGCTGTTTTGTAGCAGCTTCTCGATCGATCGGCGAGCAGACTCTGCATCGACAATGCCATTTAGGTTGATGGTCACATTTTGACCGCCTCCGGCATCAGGGCGAACCGATCCAGATCCGCTAGGGACAAATAGTTCAGGGCCAAACTCGCCAACACGGTATGCCTGTCCACCCATTACTGAACCGCCAGCTGCTCTTGCCTTTGGTCTTGGCGTGAATCCTGCCTCTGGCAGGTTTATATTAAGTGGATTTTGAATAAATCGTAATGCTGGTAAAGCGGCTTGATAAGCATTTGAAATAGCGTTAATGGCGTTTGCGACCGTTTCTAATGATGCTGCGATTCGTTCCATCATGCTGGCAGCACCTGGGCCACCGTCTGTAACGGTTGAAAATAGATTGCCAAAAGCATCGGTAACTGCTCTAAGTGCGCCGCCTAAACTAAATGCGCCATCGCCCTCAAAGTTTCCAGCTAGTTCCCTAGCACGATTGCTCAATCCCTCTGGATCCTCGCCACTAAATCCCTTGGCAACTTTGTTAACTTCCTCTAACAATGTTTTCATGGTTGGCAGTAATGCCACACCGATCGACTCTTTAAGTTCGCCTACGCGCTCTGTGACGATGGCCAACTGACCTGCATAGGTTTCGGTGTTGGCCTTAGCTGCGCCACCAAATAACCGTACAAGTTCATCTTGGACTACGTTAAAATCTTTTGTTTTCTTGATGTTTTCATCAAGTGGAATGCCCAATTTAGTAAGCGCACCAATATTGCCGTTGTAAGCCTTGGCGAGAGTCAGCGATACGGTTTCAAGATCTCGACCAGTTGATGCCGAAATGTCTAAGGCAAGGTTGGTTAGTTCTTGCGCTTTACCTACATCGCTAGTGGCTCGGGCAAGGTTTGCCAGTGCTGGGCGCAACTTGGTATCGGCTACGCCAAAGGCCAACTGTTGCTTGGTGATGTAAGCCTCGGTTGACTTAATTTGAGCATCGGTGGCATTGGTTGTGTTCTTTAAAGCTTCGGCAAGTTGCTTTTGTGATGCTTCATCCTCGACTGCCGCCTTGACACCATCAATACCAATCTTGACTGCATAAGCGGCGGCAGCTGCGCCAGCAACTACGAAAGCCGCAGCGGCAATCTTGCCGTACTTTTTAAGTCCGCCAGCAAAACCCTTGGCATCGTTATCAGCCTGTGCCAGGCTTCGGCCAAACTGGTCTACATCAGCAAGCAAATTAAGTTTGAGTGTTCTTACATCAGCCATTGTTGTCATCCCACTTTTCTATAACTCTTTTGCTAACCGCATCTTTCCATCGGCGTGTCAATTCTGGCTGGATTCTTTTAAGTGTTATGAAAATGCCATAACCCTCATTACCTCTACCCTGTGCAGGTGAGCGATCAGGAAAGCGTCGACCACCATTTTCAAATGGTGCAGGGCCGCCAAACTCTGATCCAAACAAAACCTGACCAGATACCGCGCCGCCACTAAATCGACCCTTACTGCCACCAATGGTTACGTTAGGTATGCGATCCTTGTTGGCTCGAATAGTTGCCGCGACCTTTTGGGCTTGGGCTGGCAATGGGTTCAAGTTATAGCTGCTTTGCATCTCTGTGGCCGACCACTGGCTAATGCTGGTCACGTCATCTTTTAGGGCTTTTTTTGCACCCTCATCCATTTCACGAAATGCCTTGTAAAGCGATTTAAGATCCCGAGAGTCAGGGGTCATCTTGACGGTTACTTTGTCAGCCATGACCATTCCTCTCTTGTATCAGCGTTACTGCTGTCGTTATGTCAGCGAGCGACCAAGTCAAAAGATCGGCCAAAGGGATGCCGGTCGATGTTGCGATCCGCACCAGCGTGTCCCTTAGTTCTCTTTTGGGCTTTCCTCGACCACCTCAAAGGTTTCAAACTCATTGGTTACCCAGGCTTGCTGGCTTGGCATCTTTGTATGCCCTTGGGCCTTTGCGGCCTTATAAAGCATACAAGTGATGACATCTAATGAACCTTGGCTCATTTTGTCAGCAGCCTGGCTGACTGTGTAGCCGAGTTCGCGTTCGATCTCGATCCACAGCCAAGCCGACTCATCGCTCACTATGTAGTTGTTGCCCTGTTTTGTTGTAACTGTGTATTGCATAATGGTTGCCCTGTTCTATTCGTTAAGCCCGAGCGACTGTTCCATCCTCAACTACAAAGGATAGCGAGGTGGTCAGTACGTCAGTGGCCGCGCCACCAACGGTTGGGAATACTGGGTAGACATTGCCGGTAAAAGTGTCACCATTAACATCAAAACTAAATGGCAAGGAAGTGTCAGGCGCACTATTGGCCGCATCCCATAGCGCGCTGATGATTCCAGCTGATGATGTGTCGTCTAAATATAGTTCCACGTTTAGTGTGGCGAACTTGTCAACGGTCTTGTAAGCGCGACCCGACAGCACTTCAAGTACCTGCTGGTTGTTTTCGCGTTCCAAAGTTACTGTGCTTGCTTGGTCAGCGTAAGACACCGAGTTAATGCTCAGGGTCAGATTCCGACCAGTTATGTATGTTGCTGGCATGACTTGCCTTTCTAGTTGGTTGTGACCATCTCGATGTTGAGTTGGCTGATTAGCATATCGGCGTTTCCAATTTGCTGAACTGTTGGTTGTGACCATCCACCCAAAAACGAAATGTTATTGGCTAGTAGGTCGGTGACGCTAAAAATCAAGGTTTCCAAGTTGGCCAAGGCCGCTTGGTTGTCAGCTGCGTTGACGATCACTGTGATGTCAAATCGCACATTGCATCGCGCCCCACCGATTGCGCTCACTGTGATGTAAGGCGACCCAGGCACTAGCACAATGGCTGGCGGTGTGATGTTTTCGTTTGGGTACGAGTAAACAACCCGACCAGCAGCTGCGAGAGTGCTGGCAAGGTTTGCCCGGTACGTTGCCAAGTTAGCCAAGGTAGCCTCGGGTGTCTAAATGCTTGCCAAGTAGGCCTGAAACTCTGGTGAGCATGGAACGGCCTAGGCGGTAAGGTGCTGGGCTTTGAAAATCCACACCTTGCTGGCCTAGTGTGCCAGTGCGTGTTATCCAAATGTCACATGCTACGGCCATGGCACTTTCGCGTACTTCTGGAATCGTGTCATACAAAGCAGCTTGGCTGGTTAATACGGCTCGGCCACTTGGAATGATGTTACGGCGAATGATGTCTGCGTTGGTAATTGCAGCTGTGAAATAAGGCTCACCCGGGCCAGTGTATGAATCAATTACTGTGCGTGATCCATTGAATGGTGATCCGCAACCTGTAACTGTTAAAGCCTGACCAGCAACAAAAGTGTTTTCGTAGCAATAAAAGGTTGCCACATTGCCTGAAAGTGATACGGACTTAATAGCCACATCATCAAATATTAAGTAACTTAAAATTATGTTTTCTGCGGAGTCTGCAACGGCTTGCACAATGGGATCGGCGTATATATCGCCAATGCCTAGCACTGCTTTGAGTTCGCTCAAAGTTATCAGGGCCACGACTTACTCCAATCTAGTTAAGGGTGTGTGGGGGACACAGGGCCGCATCCCCCACACTTCTTTTGAACAGTCGTTATGCGATGTTCAAGCGGCGGATACCGTCAGCCTGCTTAACTGCAATAGCCATGTAGCCATACAGTGCAATGCGAACCTGGCCAGTTTCTAGCAAATTGACCTGGAGACGGGTTGTTGGTGATTCGTATACGCTCACGCAATCTGGTGCAATGATAAACGCGCTGTCATCTGCCCAAGTTGTTGCGCTGATGAACGGATCAACATACAAGGAAAGTCCCTGAACATTGCCCTCAGCTGCGCCTGGGTTTAGTGCGCCTGGTGCGTTTGTTACGTTGTATGCGGTGTATAGAGGGCGGTTTGAGCCATCTACTGCGCCCATTAGGCCACCCCAAACGGCAGTGTTTGCAACAATGTTGCGAGCCTTTTTGGCTGTTGCCTTGTAAAGTGCGGCTGATTCAGTTCCAACGTAGGAGGTGAAACCAACTGCACTTGCAGCAACGCCAGTTGATGCAGTTCCCTGTGCTACGAACTGGGCAAGAAGTGCCTGGTCTGTTGCCTTAGCGTAAGCATCGTTCATCTGTGAAAGAAGTAGTGATAGGAATTCTGGACTTGAACGGTCCAAAAGTTCCCAACTCACATCGTTGCGGCCAGCGTACTTGTTGATCGAAATCGTGAGGTAATCAGAGGTCATTCCGGTTTCTGATGGGCTCTGATTTTCGTCAGTGTCTGCAACTGTTGGTGCAGTTCCAAGTTTTGGAATAGTGAATGACATCCCAGAGGATACAAGTGCTTCGCGGCGTACTGCGTTGATCGCTGGGCGATCCGAGATTGTGTTAGTTACAAACTCGTTTAGATGCTGTGGCAAAGTTAGACCAGTGTTTGTGCTGGTATCGTCATCTGCTGCACGAACGTACATTTTGGAATCATCATTGCCCATTGCGGCTTTGATGGAGTGATCTAGGTAGCTGATGCCATCTACGATCGGTGAGCGTGGCTTAGTAAATGCCACTGGTGCGGCAGCCTGAACAACCGCGCTGGCGGTTACTTCATCGGCCGCTGGGGCGGTGTTTTCGGTTTCCACAATTATCTCCTGTGGTTCATCCTCTGCGGCTTGTTCCGCTTCGGTGGTTTCTGGGTCGAGTTTGTCATCAGCCTCGGTAGCTGCAACGCTCGCTATTTGAGCATCCTTGAATGCTGGGTTTGTTACATGGGCAACGGCTTCTAGATTGGCTGCACTTACAACCATCACACCGCGCTGGATTGTGTATTCATTGACGGCTGCCTCAATGCTAAATGCCGGGCGCAATCCCTCAGATGCTTCGACTAGTGCATCATTGCCAGCATTAGTAGGTGCAATTTTGAACGCCATTGAAACGCCAGCAGGGCTGACCTCTAAAGACTCCGCGACTCCGCGACCTAGGGGTCTGGTTCTGTCATGCTCGCTATTAAGAATGATTTGGCTTGGATCGATGTCACCAAACGCGCCAAACTCAAAGCGCACTGGACCAGCCGATGTATTGCCAACTTTAGAAAACGGGACTACCAGACCTCTGATAGTTCTGGTTTCAACTGATGCGGCCAAGACTTGGCCCTCAAAACTAATTTGCATTTTCTGTGTTTCCTCTCGGTGCGAGATCCATTTCTTCACGCGCTTCTTCAACGTCAATTAGTCCGTAGTCGAGCATTTTGCCAAGAACTTCAATCTGTTCTAGTGGGTTTCCGCGTAAGTAATCATCTAGATCAAATCTGACAACTTGGCCTCTTGGAGTTATGTCATTCATGCTTAGACGTTCAGATACACACGACATAAACGGTTTAAGGCTAAAGTCCACAAGGCTGCGGCGCTCTTGACTTACGTTGGAATAAGTTGCGCTGGCTGATTCGGCGTTGATGTACCAGGCAGGGATGTTGCACATACGCGCAATTTCAGCTGCGGTGTTCAAGCGTGATTCTGTCAACTGCATTTGTCCGGCATCGTATCCAAAAGTCGTGACATCTAATGGGCCAGATAGGTATGCGGTTGAGCGTGTGGCTCGGGCTTGCTTCCACTGGGCTAGTAGGCTCGACACCTGCTCTGGCGGTAGATCCACGCCACTATTCTTGATTACCATTGTCGGGTTTGGCTCGGCGGCCATTCGGCTGACTGCCTTTTCAAGTTCCAAAGCGGTTGAGATAGTGCGGCCACCTCGGTTGAGTATGCCCTCGTCAATACCGCTAAACATAATGAGCGAGCCAACCCCAGTTATTGGGGTTAAGTATCCGTCAAGGTAGAAACCGTTTACGATCTCATCGGTCATTGTGTCAGTTGTAAAAGTCACGCGCATTGGATCTACACGCCGAGCCTGTGTTGGTCGGCCATCCTCTGGGCTAGTCGCTAAAACTACCCAAAAGGCTTGCCCCTGAAACAGCAAATCCTCAATAGTCCAAGCCATAGTCACTGTCAATGGAAGTGCTGGATCTGGCTGTTTTAGGATCGAGCGACCCTCGATCTTTTCGCCTGTAATTTCGTTGTATGAGTTAAGGCCGAGTGTGGCAATCGTGCCAGCAATGATGTTTCGCGCCCGGGCGACTGCTGGAACTTGCATTGCATCGGATCGGCTTACGCGGATCATTGCTAATGGCGACCAAGAATCTTGGTAATAGGGTATCTGCACACCAGCCTTAGCAGCTGCCTTAATTTCTGTTTTTTCTTGGCTAGTGCCAAGCAAAAAATCTATGAATCCCATTTTGTCATTACACCACAGGCAAATGACATTCGTGTAATTTGTCAGGCTTTGTCACTTTGTTGCGCGTGTTGTCACCTAAGCGCTGACGATGCTCACACTTTGTTGTGGTTCAGTGGCATGACCCACCGCCATAACCAAAGCGATTGCAGCTGTGATTGGTACTTGCGCGGCTCGTCTAGCAATACGCCATCCGCCATCCGATGCCGGGCGGCGAGCGCAACTGACCAAGTGGCTGTGCATAGTTTCTTGGGCAGGATGTAGCAGCTGCCGAGATTGCATTGCGTTCATTGCCTGGTCACACATGATCGAGAATCCAGCCGAGTTCCAAGGCGTTGGCGCTGTAGGGATTCCAGCCTGGGCAAGTCTTGGCGCAATGTAGCCAGCAGTATTTGGATCATAGGCAAGCACCCTTGGGCGATAGCGCCGAGTCAGTGCGGCTATTTCCCCAGCTAGTTCCAAGTCGTTGATGCCGCCCTCTTTTTTCCATTCGTGCAGGAATACGCCATACCCGTTTTCTCGCTGTTGCAAAGTGACCAGGCAAGCCAATTCCCGATTGAAATTGAGATCCATTGCCATCCAAGTTGGCAACCCATCCTCAAGGACAATGTCGGCTTCGCATTCGTTCCACACTTGCATTGGCCAAGGCGAGTCGATGGCATCCACCCACATACAAAGGGTTTCGGTTTTGAAAGCATCCGCAGAGTTAAAAACTGATGCGTCTTTTATACTTTCCAAACTAAAATTTTCATTATGGCCTAATGCGGGATTAGCCATTTTCCAAGCCTCTACATCGTCAACCGATGAACCTGCTGGGGCGCTGTATTCGTAGTAGCCCATTCGATCACTGGCAAAAGTCAAGGCGCGGCGGCGTTGTTCGTTTAGCACATTGGAAGTTAGATCCCCAGCATTTGATGTCCAAAAGACTTGGGCGTTGGGTCTGGCTCGGGTAATCGGAGTAACGGCTGCCCAAGTTGCCTCGTCAATTTCTCGCAGCTCATCGACATAGAGTAAGTCGGCGGTGCTACCGCGTGGCCCCTCGGATGTCGCGGCTCGGATCGAATACTTGCGGATACGCTCACACTTTTGGCCGCATGGTTCAGGCCAATGGTGACAATACACCTCCAATTCCTCTTGACCGTTAGTCCGCGAAACTCGCTTGATTCGCTTTCGCATCCAGTCCAGGCTTTCGGCCATGTCGACTGTTTGCTTGAAAGTGTCCAGCGATAGTTGCCGAGTTTGCGACATGGCGATGGCATTCTTTTCACCAAAGACATACAGGCCAGCCAACATCCGCATCCGCATCATGTGGGTTTTGCCATTCTGCCGGGCGACCAAAACTCCTACACTTGATCTCGCCCACTTGCCGTTAGGCAAAATCTTTAGGGCATCATCCATGACGTGTTTTTGCCAGGGTAAGAGTGGAACTCCGAGTTCGTCAGCTAGTGCCGCCACCACTGGCCCTGCGCTGGGCAGGTTTAGGCTTGGGCTTTCGATCCTTGGTTTCGAGTAGCCGTAAATAATTTCCGACATGGTTTGTCCCGTCATTTTCCTCGCCCTGTTTTCCTAGTGTTCGTGTTTCGACTGTGAGATGCAACTGCTGTAAGACTTGTAAATACTTTGCCGCCAAAGGCGTGGCCTCTTTGAGATCGCCCATGTCAAAGGCCGTATCTAATGCCAAGGCGATCCGCCGGGCTAGAGTCATGGCCGCTACATCAGTTGGCGCAATCCAATTCGCTACCGACAATGCTGAATTGAGTGATAGGTAGATGCCCATTGGTTTATCCTCTGGCGCTTCTGGATTCTTTAAGGTCATGGCTTGGGCCTTTCGGTTGTGGGTGGATCAAATCTGACCAATCGGGGAGAAATAAGAGA